AATTAATAGGTAGATGGAATCAATCAGACGATAAATTAGATAGGAAATTTGACGCTATGACCAAGAGTATCAATGATTTGGACAATCAGGTGTCACGGATAGATGGTAGTTTATCCAGGATTAATGGGAAACACTAATGGATTACGAATCAATAGACGATTACAGAAGTAACATCAAAGAAAGACTAGCTAGTATAGAAACCATATTGCATAGAGAGTTACCAGATATAAAAGAGCAACTAAAGATTTCCAATGGCAGAACCAGGTCACTTGAGAATTGGAGAAATTACATATTAGGTGGTATGGCAATTATAGTATTGATATTAACAAACATAAAATAGGAGAATATAATGGACATTAAATCAATGTTGGTAGAATTTGCAGAAGCTCAAGCAGATAAAATGCAAGAACAGGCAATGGGTCATCTTGCTTCAGATGAGATGAGAGATAATATTGCAACTGCAATCAATAAGAAGATAGATATCCCATTTGTATCTGAAGATAAGGAACAGGTGTTCTTTGAAAAAATGGTTGATGTAGTAACAGATGTTCTTGAGGGTGTGTTCAAGGGTAAGTAATGCCAAATAAAAAAGCCAAAGATCGCAAACGAAATAAGAGAAAATTGAATTCTTATCTCAAGTCTAATGGCCGAACTGCCAAACAATACAGGAAGAAACGTGGTAGATAAAGCCCAGGTAAAAGAGATCATAAGTGATGTGATACATAAGTTAGGCGATAAATATGCCGACCCTAAAGCATTGGAATTGGTTTACAATACTGGTTTGGTAGAATCTAAGTATGTCTATTTAAAACAGATAAAGGGACCCGCTGTCGGTTTCTACCAAATTGAACCATGGGTGGCGGTTGATATCTGTGACAACTATCTTAAATACAGAGAATCCTTAATGAAGAAGGTTGCAGAGGTATGTATGCTTGATTGGAAATATTTCTTAAACCCTAATGAGGATATATGGAGGTATGTGCTTACAACTAATATCGCTGCACAGATAATCTTTTGTCGTTTACATTACAGAAGAGTTCCGAAACCATTACCCAGGACATTGGAAGATCAAGCGTTTTACTGGAAGAAATTTTATAATAGTGCAAAGGGAAAGGGTACACCAGAGCACTTTGCAGAGATAGTAAGTAAATATGGATGATTCTGAAAAAATTGCACATGTCATAGATGTAATGAGACAATTAAAGGAATTGGAGAAGATGTATGCCTGGGATAGTGATATGTTATTTATGAGTTTAATTCTTGCCTTGATTCATAATACAAAAGTACCCGATGTAACCATTCTTCCTAATAATAAAGAAGAGATAGCAATAGCATGAGTAGATTCACAGCGTTTTGCAACAATACAACAGACCTTCAAGCAGTGGTTGATGACATAGGAAAATACGATAGAAAAAGAGTTTTGCCCACTAATTGGGTGGCTTCTGGCACATCAAACCTTTATTACTTGCACAATGTTGGCTCTGTTGATCAATTATATATGGATGGTGCAGAACAAACAAAAGTGACCGACACTCCCAATGCTATGGGTGAATATGAGTATCAGTCTAGTGCAGATCGTCTCGATTGCTATATTGGGGGTTCTAGTGTTACAGATATGAACTCTAGGGTGTTTGAAGCAGGTCAAGATTGGGATGGTTTAAAGACAACCGTCTGCAAGGAACAGGCAGATAGGATGAGATCGTATTTAAATAGGCCTATCTATAAAAGAGGAAATTCTACCTACCAGGGTGCATCAACCAGAGATTATGATTTTATTGTTGTAAGGATTAATGCCATACTTGCTTGTGCAGATCTTATTAGGTCCCAGGATCCTGAAAGAGCTGAAATAATAGAAGAAATGGCATTAAGTCCTGATGGAAATGGTTTACTTGATAAATTAAAAAGAAATGAATATGTACTTTGGAATGAAACATCTTTTCGTTCAGAGTCTGGAGTGATTAGTGAGGTTTCTGTTAATTCAAATAGTACAGGTTACATTGAGGACATCAGAGTAGATCAACCGCCACATACAGATTATGATGAGGTGAAAGTTGTTATTAGCACTGCTGGAACTTTTGCTGTTGGTAGTGCAAGTGGAGTTAAGTACGATGTCTATGTCAAGGATAGTACAGGGTTGAAGACACATAAGGTTGTTGATGGTGAAACCATAACTGGAGACTATCAATCTCTTGCTTATGGTGCATATCTTAGATTCCAGGCTGGGGTCTATACGGTGAATGATGAATGGGCGGTAACATTTCAAAGTTCAGAGATTCCTGTTGGTCAGATAAGATCAGGTCAGATATACCGATGATGTCAACTTTTAAGGTGTAGATAGATGGCGATCACATATGAGAATGTCATCTATGATAGGGTTATTGATAATGTACATAGTTTGATTGCGGATGAATTTAGTATTCCAATCTACTTTGATGAACATAAGGATAACCAAAGTTTTTTAATAACTCCTGAAGGAGATGAAGAAATTGATACATTGGCTAGTGGACAAACAAGAAATGTTACAATCAATATTTCTTATGAACTTGATGGATCAGGTAATTACACTAAGAATTCTATTAAACAGATAACTGAAATAACAGAAAGATTAAAGAGACTAATGTTTAATAATAATACCTATTCTGTATCTGGAACAAATATGTACAGGAATGGGATAGTTCAAAACATTGAATATGAACGTGAAGATGATATCAATAGAAGTACTACAACATTTACATGCCAAACAATGGAGTTAATATGAAAGTAAAGGCTAATAAAGAGTATTCAAATTTAAAGGATACTGAAAATTTTATTTCACTAGGAAGTACATCAACACATCTAAGGTTGATGGCGGGAGAGGAAGTTGAGATTCATAAGTCGCATCTTCCTTTAAATAAAAAAATCAAAGATTGTCTTGTAGAAAGTAAATTAAAAGGGGTTAAATAATGGCTAAGAGTGCAGCATTCCAGGCTAATGTCAATTCAAAATGTGTTATTGGTACTGAGGTTACAGTAGGAACCGCTACGCTTGCGGCTGGTACTACTATAGAAATGCCAGTTACAGAATTCAGTTTTTCAGAAAAAGATAAACATTCATTAGGCGTGGCTCCTTTCCGAGCAGGACTAGGTGGTATGACCCAAAGCGATGATATGGTCAAATGGCAAAAACATGATAGGATGTATGAGATCAGTGTTACATTTCACGGAACCGCTCAAGCCATTAATCGAGTATGTTTAGCATTATTTGGAGATGGCGATGGAAGCAATGCACTATTGGGGAATATGCCAAGTGCCGTACAAAGCCATGTGAAATATGGTGTTGCCAATATTACTCCAGTGACACTATGGTTTGAGAATGCTGGTCACGCAGGATTAGGCACAGATATGTATTTTACAAGTTGTATGTGTACTAGTTTTACTTTGGCAGGAGATGTAGGATCTAATGGTGGTGTTGTAATGGGGACGGCTACTTTTGTCACAGGATTTGAACCAACTCAAGGTGCTTTGACTTTTAGTGGAGGAACTCATACCTTGCTAACTGCTCAAACTACTATGTTCAATATGCATGATATGACAACGGCACAGACCTTAGATGGTGAAGATTTGGTATTGTATAGCTTCGACCTTAATATTGCAAGGACTGTCAATAGAATTGGTTTTGACCAAGGAAATTCATTTAGACCTCTAGGATATGCAGTTGGTGGGTATGAGGTGACAGGGTCATTGACCTGTAAAAGGGATGATGAATCCGCTGCTGCGATTGATAATGCAGCGGGAATGGTTTTAGACCTTGATACTGGTGTGTTTCAAATAACTGCACCAAAAGTATTTGTTGATGAATCTTCAATAAATTTTGATGACGATGGATGGAAACAAGTGATACCATTTAGATGTACTTATGATTCTGCCGCTACAACTAATCCAGTAGTCACAATAAATACCGCTGCCTAATAAAAATAAAAAGAAAATATGACAGTAAAGACCGATCATGGTGAGTTTGAGGTCAAACCTCTAACTTTCCAAGATAGAAGAAAACTTCACAGTATAGAAGTTAGATCTGTAAAGGATGGAGACATCGACCTCTCATCATTTTTTGATGTATTGGATTGGGTCATGAATCATGCCTTTGATAAACCAGAGGAATCATTGGATCATCTGGATGACAATCAGGTTGATGAAGTTCTTCTCGCTATCTATAATCAATATAAAGCACCATCTAAAAAAAAGTAATTAGGGCGAGGATTGCCATCTGGATGAGCTATCATAGTGTAGAGTCCAGGGGACTAACTTTTCCATATGAAGCGAAAAGTCCGACTCTTCGTAAGATCATTACTTACGATGAAGATGAACTATGGGAAGAAATCGACAGAATCCTTGCCGAGAATAAAGGTAGTAAATACTCACCTGGCACTGACCTATATTACAATTTGGTCCTATGTGCTGATTCAGCCTATTTCAATGACCAAGAAACATATATGTTCATAGAGGAATATATGTCTATGAAAAAGTTCAACATACCCTTGGCTAGTAACATAGATGATGCAGATTATGAGAGAGTAGTCATCTTTTCGGCTATAGATGATGAATATCAAGCAATATTAAGGAAGGACCAGGATGGCAAAAAATAGTTTCGACATAAATATAAATCTTAAAGGTTTTCCAAAGGCACATCAACAATTAAACAAGACCAAAGATGGCATGGAAAGGATGCGTGAATCTACATCTGGTCTCAGAAGACAAGTTGGTGCATTAAGAAATAATATCTTACTATTCTCTTTTGCAGTTGGTGGTGCGGCAGTCGTTGTAAATAAATTTGTAAGTGCGGCTGCGGGATTTGAGTCAGTAAGAGCAAGATTAGTTGGGCTTACTGGCAGTGTCGAAGAAGGAAATAAAGCTTTTGATAGATTTAATGCAATTGCAGGGACAACACCTTTTGCATTGCTAGATGTAGTTAATGCTGGAGCCCAATTAGAAGCGTTTGGTGTTAATTCTAAGGCAACATTATCCGCAGTAACAGACCTTGCAGCCTATATGAATACAACAGCAGTTGATGCAGCAAATGCTTTGGGTCGTGCCTTCGCTGGAGGGGTCGGGGCTGCTGACATACTCAGGGATAAGGGAATACGTCAAGTCATTGAAGATTCTCAAGGAATTGAGGACATTACCAAATTAACATTGCCAGAATTTCGTTCTGCATTAATAAACGCTTTGACAGATCCCGATGGTCGTATAGCTGGTAGTGCAGCAAGACTTTCAAAAACTTATTTAGGTGCTGTTAGTAATATGAAAGATGCTGTAGTGACATTTCAATCAACTATTGGTGAAATCCTTCTTCCTACGTTAACGAAAGCAGTAATAGCTGCAGAAAAATTTGTAAGAGGTTTTAACAAAAAAAGAATACTAGAATTTGGCAGTGCTTTAGTTATAGTCACTGGGGTTTACGGTGCATATAGATTAAAGGTATTACTTGCAACTGGTGCTCAGTTAAAATTTAATCTTGCAATGAGAAGAACCCTTAAGGGTCTTGGTATGCTAGTTGCAGTCACTGCTGTTGATTGGGGACTTCGACAAGTTGGTGTTTTTGAAGATATGGACAAAGCATTGAAAGACTTGAATAAAGAAGTCGAAGATGCAAAAGAAGACGAAGACAATTATAAAAAATCATTAGAGGAATCCGCTAAAGCATCAGTTGTATTAGAAGAAGAAACTAAAGGTATAACAAAATCCCTAGCATCAAAGTCTATGCAACTAACTCTTCAGGCAATGGCCTTAGATGGTGCAGACACAAAAACATTAGCATTAATAGAAAGTGGTGGGAAGTTAAGCAAGCAAGATTTTATTCATATTGATAATATTGAAAGAATGACAGCGGCTATAAATAAATTAAATGAAGAGAACAAGATAAGAGAAGAAAGAGAAAAAACATTAAAAATGAGAACTGATCTAGGGATAGAATTAAATGATAAACAAATTGATCAATTATATCTATACAAGACAGCTCAAGAAAGTTCAACAGAAGCGCTTAGTGAAAACGTAGCAAAAGAGCAATTAAGACTAGATACTATTAATAGTCTAGAAGAGGCATTGAACTTGCAGAATATTTCTACTGAAACATTAAGAACTAATCTTGATCTATCTACAGTTTCGTTTGATCAGAGTACATCTTCAATTCAACTAGCTGAAGGCGTTACTGTTAGCTTTGGAAAGGAAAACTTTAAACTTGCACAGGAAATCTTATCATCTGCTCAAATGACACAATTGTACAATGAATTAATAAAAGAAAAGCAAGCCACAGAAGAAAGTGCAAACGAAGCGACTAAAGTACAATCAGACCTTCAGAAAACATTTGAAAGTATTTTAAGAAAAACTACTGAAGGTGAGATTGCACATTTAAACGCATTGATCCTTAAAATTGAAACCAATAACCAGTTAATTGCAACAGACAAAGAACGGACTATTGTCTTAGAAGAACTAAAGAATAAGATAAAAGAACTTGAGGAAGGTGGTGATTTAGATGATTTAGGTAAAAGTGCTGATAAAATGGCTAATGGTATATTGGCGGCATCAAGAGCTATGGTGTCACTAAGAGATAACACCGAATTAACTCAGGGACAAATACTTCAAACAATTGGTTCAATGATGATGCTATTCCCTGGGATGCAAGTACCTGGTGCATTATTACAATCAGCAGGAATGTTTGTAGGCCACACTGGTGGTTTAATTAAGGATAATGGAATACAACGTTTTGCTACAGGTGGAATGGTTCAAGGCCAAGACAATGTCCCAATTATGGCACAGGCTGGAGAGTTTGTTATGAGAAGAGAAGCAGTGCAAAATATTGGAGTTCAAAATCTTGCAGATATGAATAGAAGTGGACAAGGTGGAGGTGTTACTGTAAACATACATGGCAACATGATAGGGAATGATGAGTTTATAAGAGAGACTCTTATACCTGGAATAACAAAAGCATCAAGACAAGGATTAGCATAGTATGGCTTTAAGTAACCCACCAGTCAATGCAAATGTAGATGAGAATTGGCTATTTGATTTTACTGCTGATAATGACAATTGTTTAGAATTTGACGGATCTAATGATTGGATAAGTTTTGGTGATATACTTGGTACATATGAAAGTTTTACTATAGAATTATGGATATATTTGGATACTGGTTCAAATGCTCCCATATTATCTCTTGGTTACCATGATAGTCCTGAAGCTCTAGCAACCAACACAGTATTCAATTTAAATGTACAGGCAACAGGTGACCTTAAACTGAATTGGGAATATGGTAATGGAAGTGCAGAATCTGCTGAGGATGATAGTTATGCAATGTCTAATAGCACCTGGTATCATATATGTGCCACGAGAGATGATTCAGATAATAAAGTTAGGTTTTATAAGAATGGTGCATTAGTAGAAACATCTGGCTCAACTACAGATCCTGCTGGTGGAACATCTAGCAGCGTTAATCTTAGAATAGGTACAAATCAAAATACAAGTAGTCCATCTTGGTTCAATGGTAAGATGGCCCATGTTAGAATATGGAATGTTGCAAGGACAGATGATCAAATAGCATATTATTATAATAGGTTAGTTGATAGTAGTGCGACTGGTCTTGTTGCTTATTGGAAATTAGATGAAGGTTCAGGAACATCTGTTGCAGATTCAAGCACAAATAGCAATACAGGTACAATTAATGGTGATGCAGAATGGGCGATAGGTCAATTCGACCAATTCATTCATGCATTTGGATTGTCATTTAGAGACACAACAGTTAGTTCTAATTTTTATCATGGATCGGTATTAAATAAGAACATAACCATTAGAGATAGTATTGATATTACTAATGGAACATCAAGCACAGGAAATATAAGCATAACAAGTGCAAACTTTGACTTACACGGTACTGATGTTTATAAATTACTCTTTAATGGGACTAATAATTATCATAACAAAGAAGTTCGTGTATATGCTCAATTTCATGGAGAAGGTACTTTAAGTAATTGTCAAAGAATTTTTACAGGTCGCATAGTTGATGTCGCTTTAGACCAAAATCAAAATATCACGATGCAGATCAACACACATAGACCTTGGGATGGTATAGATTTTCCACAAAAAAGACATGCTACTAAATATATATATGAGCCAGTTGTTTATGGTGCTTTTAACTATTCAGATCACGCGGATGCATCTTATGGTGGATTATACCCAGTTCCTTTAATTATAACAGAAGATTTAAAAATAAAAACTTTAATGCCTAGGTCTTATACTTCTGGTGACAATAATTATTTACACTATTATGTTGGTCAAGATTATTTTTTATCTATGGCATCGGCATCGACATCTGGTGGCACAGAAGCAGAAGCAACGGCAATAGATGGTGGGGTTAATGTTTTAAGTACACCTGTGAATTATTATGCAAAAGGATACCTGGTTCCACAGCATGGCAATGACCTATATGGCAGAACAGAATTAACCAATCCTGAGAATGCTTTTGCGTCAGCAAACATCATTGGATTTTTGTTAACAGACGGTAGTGCTGTGATTCAGGGAACTA